CATATAAATCAAGGGCTTGCAGCGATGCAGGCCCTTGTTTTTTCCCCCAGACGTAATAAGCCACGTAACAAGGCCACTGATCGGGCCTGTCTTACGCGCTCCACGTCGAGCTCCAACCGCAGCTACAGACGCTCATGAGCAGCAGCGCGAGACCCTGGCCAACCGCTCGGTACAGGGTGCCCCGCTCAAAATCTGTGGGGGGTCAGAAAAAAGGTAATATTAGTAATATGGCTCGGGAAAAATGGCTGCAGCCCTTGCAGGCCGTGGCTTTCAGCGTTTCCGGGCAAAGGTAATATTCAAGCGATACAAAGGCGATAATATTACCTTTTACTAAAGCTATATTTTCATTTCCTAAAACCCAATGAATCCGGGGGTTTCAGGAAAATATTACCTTTCATATCGCTTCATATTACCTTCCGATGTAATACGCACAGCCCAGTAAAACCGTGGCCTCCAGCCTAGGTTCGCGGGTCATATAGCTAATATCGCTCTTTTTGAAAACACCCCCCCATACCTGAGATTCAATCTCATTTAAAACGCCCTTTTTCGAAAACCTGACTGCAAGGCATTAAGGCCTGTAGATCGTCACCAGCGCGTGCAATCGTGTGCAATCTCCAAAGCCCCCTGAATGCGGCTACAGCGCCCGTTCTGCTTGAGTTGTAGAGGTTGGATCTGATCTGGCCGCCGATGCCCTGGTGCGCAGCTTTGAGACCGGTGTCGATTTGGAAAACCACCCCATTCCTCGGTTTTCCAATTTTTCGCTTAAGCAGGCCGGGCTTCCGAGGACTGCCCCCGCCTGCACCGCCCTGTCGATCGCTGTGCAAGGCGCTGACATTTTCCTGCACAAGCTTGCACGTTGTGCAATTGCAGCTCCCCTACGCAACCCCACGGCTGGCTTGGGCTGGAGTATTGCTTTCATCGCATCTGGGTTTGCACAAAAAACGGACGCGGAGCCCGTCGGCGGGAGGGGGATAAGTGCTTTTTCATTGTCTTTTGGTTTGCATAGGAGCTAGCCATATGATTGATCAGAGAGCTAGTCATGAATGAGTCAGCTAGCCGAATAGCAACGCGTCTCGTGCTGTTTATGCTGAATTGCACCTATCAAGCGATACAGCTCAGCACGACCAAACATGACAGGCAGGAAGCAGAAGCTGGCCCTCAACGCATACCGATTGGCGACTTCCCCCGTTCGAGCTAAGCTGCATGAAGAAAACAAGAATTGATAGCACCTCCTAACAACAGTTTTTCTACATTAAAGAGCAGAGCAAAACAGATAAAACCATCAGTTAAAATAAATTATTCTTGATATCTCCTCAATAATAGGATATAAGGCGCGAGATCATAAGTTTAGCTAATAGGAGCGGTTATTGTGAACGGCGACATAAATACTAAGTATCAAGTCTCGTTATTCGGAGATTTTTCTCTGATCACACCCACGGAAGAAATTGTTAAAAAGTGCATTGAGCTTTTCTTTGCTAGTGGCTTGCTGCCGACAAACGCACAAGAGCTTGATACAAACACCAATAAGATGGAGCCTCGCTTGTCATTGCAGTCAATGCGCAATGGATTAAACATTAACATCTTATCAAACAGGATTGACTTTCTTGTAACACCTGTACCAGGCAGCCCCGCAGCATCTTTAGATATAAAATCATTTTTTGAAGAAGTTGTCACGATTGCCGACAAACTCAAAACGGCATTTGATCTTACTTTTAAGCGCATAGGCGCGATCTCGGAAAAATTTCTAAGAGAAATGGCCGAAGAGAAACTTGAGTTATTAAGAAAACTTTTTATACAAGAGACATTCGACTTCATACCTCAAACTAAACCTTCTGAATGGAACGTTCGAAGTGTCGGAGCTATGCAGTTTGAAGAGCCTATCAATCAAAGCATAAACGTGATTCATAGCTTAGCAAAAGTGAATGTTCAAATATCTGACAATACTGGACACAGAGCATTTGATACTTTACATGTAAGCATTGACGTTAACATCCCAACAGAGAAAAGAACATCAGACTTATCATCAGACCAAATCGATAAGTTTCTTCAAAAAACATCTGAAGTTCAGAAACAGATTCTCGAAGGGCTAGCCAAGGTGATTGAAAGTGCAGAATGAATTGTCAAGGAAGGCATCTGACGCAATTGAAGCGTGGGCCAAGATTTCAAGGAATAACAATGTGCACGCTGCTTTCTTCAAAACGTCATTGAAGAAAGCGACGCAGACAGATATTAGTAACAAAAAAAACGATATGCCAGTTGTGCCGAAGGAAGTATGGCTTGAAGAGGCGGCCACGACCCAGACAGTTGTGCCTTTGGCTCAAAATGCTGAGGAAACCAAGGCCCAACAATTCCGAGCGGGCTTAGAAGCTTGCCTGGATGCTGATGTTTTTGAGCCAGGATTGAAATCGGCCACAGAACATTATATTGAAAAATGGTTACAAGAAAATGCTCTTCTAGTTCAAATCAACGTTGGGAAAGTTTTTCTCGAGTATTCTAACCATGAGAAGCGCCTCGTAGGTATTCTTAATGCCATTGCTCACCTGGACAGAAAAACATTCCATCCTGTCAATGAACTCATAGCTCGCGCCTCACTATCTCATATATCCGTTGAAGTTAAAGAGTGCGCCATACGAGTCTACGAGTACTGGGAAGATCCTGCACTAGTCGAACATTTAAAAAATCATGCCCTTACACCAAAATGGCTAGATGATTACCGAAAGCAGGTAATTATCGACTTTTGCGGGGCACGATAAATGTCATTTCTCGTACGAAAGATCTCCATGTCCAAATGGAGTATTACCGATGATGTAGTACCTGTTAACGCCGACGCTATAACTCAGTGTTTGAAAACAACGGGTAATACGCTGTCATTCTGGCGGATCAATTCGCCCGCGGATATATTGGAAGGTGTCCTTGCTATCGCCGCTGCAAACGAAAGATTAGACACTATAGACGTAGTAGTTATAGAAGAAGCATGCTTTCTGCAGAGAGGCATTGCGATTCGCGAAACCCCTGGACAGACTGTATGCCCGGATTTAGTTAGCTCCCATCGAGACCTAGCGGAACTAAATATTGTTCACTTGGGTTTTGTATCAGAAGCTATAGCTGAGCAGATCCGCCTCGGCAAAACAGAGCGATTCACCTTAACCAAACTGCGTGAGATAATTCAAGGCGCGCTTAAGGCAGGTCGTCTGAGTTACGACCTTCTCAGCGAGGGTATACAAAAGAAAGTTCAAAGACTACCTGAATTAGTTAATCAAGAGCCTAGTGCGCAATAAGATTCACAAGCAAAATCAAAAATTAGCGCATAACCGCATAACTATTTTTGCAATGTAATTAATTTTAGTTTCGAGGAAAGCATAGCCGTTTTGGCGGCCCCTGCTGAAAAAACTGGTGCATTGTTAGGTACAGGCGTGGGTCCATGAGTGTGAGCTGCAATTTGGCCGCTCATCTCTTGAAGCAGATCTAGCGTTTCGCACAGTACTTGGAAGATATTTACGCTGCTCGACCCTATCCAGTTTTGTGGAGCCTGCAGTCGTTGGCTATCGCCGGCGATGCTCTCGCGTAGACCCTGAATTCGTTCGTGCATGTCGCCACCCACCGTGGCGTTGTGCTTCTGGCCGACCACCAGGTTCAGATCACGACCGGTGGCCTGGTGCAAGTCATCTACGGCGGCCAGACTCGCAGAACCTCCGGACAGCAGCTTGAGAGCGCCCAGGGCCTCGATCTTCTTCACCCCACCCACTGACTCAGTCGAATGGTCGTCCACCGTCCTGGTGTGGCTCTGGAAACGCTCAGCGTTGGTCATTGCGTCGACCTCGCGCTCAATCGCCTGATCCTGGATCTTTCCATCCGTCTTGCGCAGCCAGTTGCCGTCCGCGTCGACGCGCTGTTGCACCGCATCGCTGTGCTGCCACACCTGGTCGCCCTTGGGCACCTTCGGCAGCGTCAGGCCATGCGGCAGGATGGTTTGGATGTAGGGCTTGTTCGGCAGGCCATAGGCGAAGCACACCACGACCTGGGTGCCCTCCTCCGGAAAGGCAAAGAACCCCATTTCATCACCACCCACCGGCATTGGCAGCGGCACGCCGGCCAGCACCGGCAATGCCGCATCGATCTCGCCGTCTGGCCCCATCACCTGCAGGTCGACCGAGAAGCGCGGCCGGAAGTCATCGCAAACGCCGGCACTAGCCGGAGCATCAGCCACGGCCATGACCTTGGCGAAGCGCGGCAGATGGTAACCGCCGGAAATCTCGGGAAACTGGCGCTCTACACTGCGCTTTATTGCGTCGTCCATTTGATGGCCATCTGTGTGCCGGACAGCGTCACGTTCGTGATCCGCTCGCCCTGATTGATCGATGCGCCGGGTCGCAGGCCTGGTAAGGCTGCGATCATCGCGCTCTGGTTGCCCTGGTAGCCGTCAAACAGGTTGACCGGCAGCTGCAGCGGCGATCGAGCGCCAAAGAAGCTGTCGGCCCAGGCACCGACGAATACTTCGCCGTCACCCTGCTGTTGCCAGACGAAGTCCTTGATGCCGAATACCCGCGCCATGCTGTCCATCGCTTGATACCCGGCCGCCAGGTTGTAAAAAAACGGTGTCCGCACGCGGGTGTAAGCCTGATCCGGAACACGGAAGCGCAGGCCTGTCCTGGTGCTGATGTCGGCCAGGACGGCGCGCAGATCCACATGGCGCAGGTTCATCGGCAACGGCTGGGCCAGCACCGCGGCTACTTCACGGCACAGCACGACCTGCTCGACGCCGTTGGTGGCCGTGCAGCGCTCCACGTAGCCGATGAAGTGACGCTGCAGGGCCGATTCGTTGTAGCCGATATCAAGCGTCACCAGCCCTTTGACGGTGGTACCGGCCTTGATCGTGAACGTGGCACGGCCAGGACTTTTGAGGTCCAGCCGGACGTCGTCCGTGACCAGGGGCACGGCCACACCGCCGATCGACAGCACCTTATGCAGCTTCATGCTCATGGCGTGCCGCCCAGGTAGTTGTCGACCTTCTTCAGGACCGCTTCAAAGCCGGTCAGCTCTTCAGGCGACGTGCCGGATCCACCAGATCCTGCCACGCCATCACCAGGTGCTGATTGAGCCGACACGGCATTGCCGGCGCGCCGGTTCTCGACCTTCTCCGGGTTCGACAGTTTTTCACTCAGGGTGAACTGGACGATCCACTGCGCCAGGGTGTCGTCTTCACGGGCACTGACGCCGTCCGAGAACGTGACCTGGCGGATCCCGAAGGCCTTGGCCGTGTCGTTAACGATCCGATAGGTGCGCAGCTGGCCACCGCCTTCGGTCGATTCAGCCAGGCGCATGATCGTCCGCAGGTTATCCAGACTCTTGTAGGGGATCGTCAGCGCGACGGTCAGCGTCTTGGGCTTGAAGCCCTTGTGGGACTTGTCGGTGCCCGAGGTCTGTCCGCCCAGGTCGTCGGCCTCGATCTTGAGGTTAGCCGTCAGCTTCATGCGATGGCCGATAATCTGTTCGCCATTGAGCAGCAGCGTCATAGGCCCACCAGTTCACGGACAAAGCTCAGGCCCTCTGCAGAGCCCACCAAAAGCGCACCGGCACAAAGCGGCCATTCGTGGCCCGGTGACTCGCCGTCGAGCAGTTCGCGGCGCAGCTGGCCCGCGTCACCAGGTCCTAGCGTGCGCGACTGGATCGAGACGTCATCGGCGCTGTTGCTGAACTGGGCTTTCAGGTCGGCCAGTTGCTGGTTGCGCTCTTCGGCCTGGGCCTTTTTACGCGCCTGCAGATCTTCCAGGTCTGCCATTGGCGAACTGTCAGCCGCATAGCCTTCAAGCACAGCCAGCTGACCGGCCATCGACTGGCTGGCCAGCTTCGTGATCGGACAACGCTGAAGCGGCAACTGGCCCCACAGCGGCATCTGTCCGGCGATGGGCATTTCCCACTTTTCCAGCTCCAGGCGCGCCAGGTGTTCGGCCCGACGTTCGGCGCGCACCAGGTCAGGCATAGGCAGCACGACGTTGAAACGGCCCAGCGTGGCAGCGAGCTGATCCAGGCGCGTCGCCAGGAAGATCAGCACCAGGGCGCTCTGCTGGCCCTGCGGCCGGACCGCGTCCGTTGTGTCGGTCAACTTGTCGGCCAGTAGCTGCAGCAGGTTCGGTGCAGACAGAAAGCGTTGGTGGCCACCGCTGCCTTGGCCGATGCCATGCTGAAACGGCGTCACGACGATGCAGGACGGTACGTTTTCGAACTGGCTGGCCAGCGCGCTGCGCCCTGCGCTGATCACGGACTGAGCCGCATCGGCGATCAGGCCAGGACTGGTCGTGGCAATGTCGGCCAGCATCGAGACGCGCTGGCCGGTATTCACCATTTCCGTCTGGATCAGATCACGAGCTGTCGTCATCTGACCCATCCACTGCGTGGCCTGCTCAGGCCAGCGCAGTTTGATCGGTGCCCACTCATTGGCCATTGTTCAGCACCGTCTGAATCCAGGCCGGGACGTCCGGCCGGCTCGCCTCGATCGGATAGCCCGCGACCTGCGGCCACTCGCGTACCGTCTGACGCCAGGTCAGCAGCTCGCTGAACTGTTCGGCGGTGATCGGCAACGCAGCGCCCAGATCCCGCGCATCGCGGTATTCGGACACCAGCGTTTCCGAGGTCTTGAGGCTGGCCTCAATCCACAGCCTGGCCAACAACGCAGGATCGGACTGGACAACGATATCCTCAGCGTAATCCGATGAGGATCCGCCTTGCTCCAGGTAATCACGCACGGCCTGGTATAGCGGCGGGTTGTAGTCCTCGGTCACATGACAACGGTTGCCAGCAACGGTTATCACGAAAGAACCGTCGGTTTTTAGCGCAACATCAGAGAAGGTCATGCCTATGGCCGCTGGTTCCTCAGGAGCTGCGAACACTGGCGGCAGAAATTCTTCAATTACTGTGTCTGTCATGCTGCATACCTCCAGGCGAAACCGTAAATGGTGCTACCGCCGCTGAATGAAATGACCGTCCCACCCGCCGCCTGGCCGCTGCGGCCAATGACGCCGGCGCCGCCGGAGTAGTAGTGCATCAACGAGTAGCACCAGGTGCCGCCTGCAGGCAGCCGCACTTCGGTAGCGGTGACGGAAACAGCCAGAAAGTTGTTGCTGTCTGGGCGGTAGAAGTTCTGTTCACCCCACAGCAGGCCGAGGTCAGTGGCATCCACCTGTGCACGGACACCTGCGCCGTTGGTGGCCCATCCCAGACGTAATTGGTTGCCGGCCTGATTTGCACCGCCACCCTGCTGCACAGGCGTGTAGCCGATATGCTTCTGCAGGTAGTGAACGGCACCCGTTGCGGTGCGGCGGAAATAGGGCAATTCCGGGTTGTCACCGGCAAAACCTGCAGTCGTGATCGAGTCAGCCGCGATCCTTGCAGACACCAACGAATTGACCTGGGTGACGGTGTAGCAGTCGGTGATCCCATATCCGGCAATGGAATTGGATTTATTGGCCTTTTGACCGGGATCGAACGACTGCTCGGTCCAGATCCGGCCCATGTCAGTGCTATCCACCGTCAGTTTCAGCCCGACGTCCGACCAGCCGATAAACAACTTGTTGGTGCGCTGGCCAGCACCGCCGCCCTGCTGCAGTGGCGTGTATCCGATTTGCGGTTGAAGGTAATAAACACCGCCGTTCGACGCACGACGCATATAAGGAAATTGAGGGTTGTCACTGGCAAAACCGATGTGTGAAATCGAGTCCGCCAAGGCATGTCTGCCCAGCAGCTCGTTCACCTGCGGAACGGTATAGGCGTCGGCGATACCGTAACCGTTAAGGGTGCTGGCTTTATTCGCCTTATCGTTGGGATTGAACGTTGCCTCGGTCCAGATCCTCCCCAAGTCCTGGCCATCGACGCTCACTTTAAGCAACGAGCCGGTCCAGCCGATGTTGATCTGATTGGTCTTCTGGTCAGGCCCGCCGCCTTGCTTCACGAAACTTCTGTTCGCATCATCCTTGCTGTAAGCGTCGGTGATGCCGTAGCCGGCCAGCGTAGTGGGATTGCCGCCACTGGTGATCAAACCTTTTACGTTGACGGCTACCCTTGTGTAAGTGCCCGCTGCTACACCGCTGTCAGCCAGCGTAAGGGTGATATCGGTATCACTCGCTCCGTCATAGGTTCCAATGCCACTTGCCGCGCCGTTGAATCGAAAGGCTCGCGGGGTAACCAGACGTACTGCTCGGCCGACAGTGGTGGAACCATCAACAATCGCCGCAATGGCCTGGAAGATCGCCGTGCGCACGGCATTGACCATCCTGGTGCTGGCCAGCACAGCGCTGCTGCTGTTGGCAGGATCATCGCTGATCGCGTTCGGCACATTGCTCAGCCCGACGTCATCCTTGGTCGTCGCTCGTGCGCGGAGCTTCGGATAATCTCCGACGCGCGCCGCGAAATGCTTTACCAGCTCGCTGTCGATCGCCTCGATCGGGCGCAGGTCGACCAGGGTGCTGGTGCCGGTAATTTCGGCCAGCGGGACCAGGTAATGCCTGGCCGAGGCGCTGTCGACGTAGTCGACCTTCGCTTCCTGGCCGAACACGACCTTGAAGGATGCGACGACATCGTTCAGCTCACGCTGCAGCACCACGTCCATCCAGGCCTTGTTCGGCACCGACGGTACGTTGACCGGCAGTGTCTCGTTCAGCTGCAGGCGCACGCCTTCGACATACGCGGTACCAGGACTGACCTGGTACATGCTGCCAACGCGCTGCAGCTGCAGGCCGCTGCCGAAGAAGCAGGCACGACCGAACATGTCACGGTTGCTCAGGCGCTCGCGCTCGTCGATCCCCTTCATACGGGCGGTGTAGTCGAACTGCCAGGTGCTCGCATCGATCTTGATGTTGGTCAGCTGCTGGGCACCGTCGAACACCACCAGGAAGTTGCGGGTGACGTTGTTGCCGACCTGGTCGGGAAGGATGTTCTTGCGCTTCTGCTGGACCGGTACGTAAGCGACCGACAGCAGCACGTCGTCGCTGGTCTCAAGTCCGATCCAGTTCCAGTCAAAGTCACCAATGTCGGTGCCCATCAACAGGCTGTACACGACCTGGTTCGGGTTGACGAAGCCTTGCTGGGTAACGCTTGCCGTGTGGACGATCTGCGCCGCTGGGGGCTTGAGGCCTGCGCGGTTGACGGGACCGGTGACGTTGAGGCCTGGCACGTTGGCCAGGACGAACCGGGCGACGGTCAGAGGCAGGTTTGCCGCTTGCTTCTGGGCGATCAACTTTTCGCCGGCGAGTGTGATGCTTGCAGCCATGAGGGCTCCTAAAGGCTGGCGACCAGCGTTTGCTGATCGTCATTGAAATCGACCAGGGCGACAGCAAGCCGCACGGGTGTGATGGTCACGAAGTCGTAACGCCTGCAGGTGCGTCCGTACTGACGGATCAGCACGCGCAACAGGTCGGGGTTCTCGGACAGTTGGGAATCGCTCAGGGTGAGCAGCACGACATCCCAGTCGCGCTCGGGCATGCGTTCCTGGATCTCGACGTAACCCACGCCCAGGCGCTCCAGGATCCGCTTCAAACCGGCAGTGCTGCCGGCGTCCACGGAGTTGATAAAGGCGTACTTGACCCGCAGCCGGAACAGGCTTTCCGGCTCTGCCGTAAACCGGGTGACGTCACGCTGCCAGGCCCACAGTTCCAGGATGGACAGGTGACAGGTATCCGCGTCGAACTGCAGGTACGGCCAGCGCAGCCACTCGGTGACCTGCTCCCACCAGATCTGCGCAGTGGTGACCAGCTTGGTCAGCTCAACGCCTTCGAGCCAGAACGGCAGCTTGAGCTTGATCATTGCAGCACCACAGCGAGGCTCTGAATCCGGGGAATGGTCAGCGCTGACACGATGTCGGCATTGGCGAAACGCAACGAGCTGATGTTGGGAAACTGGACGTGCAGCTCTTCAGTCAGCCGGCTGAAGCTGAAGCGGGACTGGGGAAAGGTGCGGGTCGGGGCGTAATCGCTCTGCGTGCTTTCACGAAATGCGGCCCGGATGAACAGCGCGACTTCGGTCTGCAGCGTCTGCAGCTGCGGCGCCGTCAGGTTGGCCACCGGCCAGACGTTGACGTTGATCGCGTGCCGGGTTTCGGGGATGGCCATGGCCAGCAGATCATCACCGTGGCCATGGTTGCCGCCGTCGCGGATATGGGTGTTGATCTGCTCAAGGAAGGCGTCGGCCGGCACGCCGGCGTCGAACAGCACGAACGCATTGGCGCTGCCTGGCCCACGTGGCGCGCCGTGTTCGAAGTACACGCCATCCGCCGCCACGCCCGGGAAGCCGGTGATGATCGCCCGATACACCGCGTCGGTGTGCCACTGGTTGACCGCCGAGAACTGGTTGCGGACCCGCAGACGCAGCTGGTCGTCGTGCTCGGCGTCCGCGCCTGGCGTCTGCAGCCACTCTGCAGCGTTCACCACCTGGACGATGCCAGGCACCGACTGAGGCAGGACGGCGTAGTAACCAGGTGCCAGGTTGTAGCCGCTGCCGGCACCCACGGCCCTGACCGGCACGACCAGCTGGCTCTGTCCTTCTTCAAAGCTGCGCGGCTCGGTGGTGACCAACTGATAGATATGACCGTTGAGCGTCGGAGACTGCACCAGGGTGCCGATCGGCACTTCCAGTTCCCCGCCGGTATTGGCGCGGGTGAACAGCAGTTCACCGGTGGCCACCGTCGCGGCCTTGCGCTCGACGTTGACCGCCCAGGCCAACATGTCCAGCCATTGGTTGCCAGCCGTCTTCACGAAGAAGTTCGGCAGGACCGTGCCGCTGACAAACTCCAGCAGCCACAGCACCGGCTTGGTCACCAGGGCGGTGATGATCCGCCAGAACGGGCTGTATGCGCTGGTGTTGGTCAGCGTGCTGCCCTGCTCGACGGCGAGCTTTTCCCAGGCCTGTTTGAGCTGGGCCTCAGTGGTCGGGATGCCGGAATCACCCAAGGCCTTTTTGAAGTCGACGGTCATAGGGAGATCTCCACCTGACCGAACTTCACGGTCGTGGCGGTCACCAGGTACACGCCCGGCTGCGTCTGCTCGATCTGCGCAGTGCCTGGCACCAGGCGTTCGTCGTCCTCCACCAGCAGCTCCATCTGCTGGATGCAGTCGCGTTGACGCAGCCGGTCGCGCTCGGCCACCAGCGTGATCAGCAGGCCGCTTTCGCGGATCAGGTGCGCGATGTCCTGGGCGATTGAGGCGCGGTCATCCACCAGCAGCGGCTGCCTGGCCGGATCGAGCACCAGGTCGTTGTTCATGATCAACAGATCTACGTATTCGCTCATCAGCCGCCCACCGCCATGGCCATCATGTTTTCCATTTCCAGTGGGGTCATGGGTTTGGACGTGTGGATCTCGACCTTTTCCACGCGGATGCCTTGGCGCTCATGCGGGTTCAGGGCGTTGTTCTGGTTCTGGAACGTTTGCATCAGTCCTCCTTTCGGGACGGCTGTGGGTTTGGTGGGACTGATCGAGGTGTTGGCCGAAACCGCCTTGCGGGCTTCGATGCCTTTCTCTGCCTGGGCAGGCAGCTGAATGACCTTCTCGACACGCGCCGGCAACCCGGTGGTGGTGGCCGGCGTCGGGAGCACCAGACCGGCCGGTGCCGGCGGCAGCTTGATCGGCTCGCCCTGCTGGATCTGCGGGACCGGCATCTGCAGCGGCTTGAACGGCAGGACGTTGGGTTGCGGCACGCTGATGGGCGGTGCTGGCAAGACCTGGACCTTCGGCGCCGGGATCTGCGCCGGCGCCGCTCGGGTGACTGCTGCCGGCACCAGGGCCAGCGGCTTGGGCGGCTGGCTGGCCGGTACCGGCGCGGCCGAGGCCATCTTGGGCCCAGGCGCTGTGCCCGCTGGGGGTGTAGCCACTGCAGCTGGCAATTGCGGACCCGGTGTCACGACGGGACCAGGCACCTCCGGCACCTTTGGCGGCTCCGGCAGATCTGCAAACGTCGTCTCTATGTTGACGCCGGGGATCTTGTTGGCCATCTGGATAAGGCCGTTGATTGCGCCCTTCACCGTGGCCAGGATGCTGTCCCAGGCCGTCTTGGCGATGCCGGACCAGCCGCCCATCGAGCCGAACCAGTTGGACAGCCCGGCCAACTGGTCGCTGATCCACTGGAACGCGGTGGTGTTCATCAAAGCCGCGCACAGCTCGTCCCAATACACGACCGCTGCTACAACGGCGGCGGCCAGCAGGACGATGCCGGCAACAATCAACAGCACCGGGTTGGCCCACATGGCGGCGTTGACCAGCCAGATCGCGCCTTGCCACAGCAGCATGCCGGCCCGTACCAGGCCCATCCAGGTGTAGAGGACCACCAGGCCTGCCGCGAAAGCTGCGACCAGCACGGTGTGGAACAGAAACATGGCAATGGACTTGAAGCCTTGCCAGTTGAGCAGCTTCCAGACCGTGAGCATGCCCAGCCAGACCATTTTGCTGACACCGACCACCAGGGTGAGCATGGACATCGCGGCGATGAAGCCAAAGACCACCAGCGTAGTGATACCGATAATTCGTGTGATGTTCGGGAACAGCTGCGTCCAACGGGTCAGCGTCTGGGCGATGCCAACCAGCCGATCCATCAGCGGGGTCAGGGTCGGGATCAACGACTGCCCGAACGCGATGCGCAGCGCTTCGACGGCTTTGCCGAACTGCTGCCATGGATCGACCATGGCCTTGGCCATCTTCTCGGCGTTCTCCAGACCCCGGACCTTGCCCAGCTCGCTGATGCCGCTGCGCAGCCGGTCGGTGTCCTTGGCCAGCGCGCCAATCACCTGGGCACCTTCACCACCGAATGCTTCCATCAGCTTGGTGCCGGCAGACGCGCTGGTCAGGTCGCCATACTTGGCGGTCAGCTTGTCCAGGATCTCGATCATCGGCAGCGCTTTGCCGGTGGAATCAGTGAATTTTAGGCCGGTTTTCTCGGCCGCTGCGCCCATGTTTTCAAAGAACGCCTTGTAGCGTCCGCCGGCATCGCCGCCTTCCATGGTGCTGGACAGCGAACCGATCACGGCCATCTGCTCGGCCACGCTTACGCCGGCCTGCGTGGCGATCGCACCGACTTCCTTGAACGCGTCCTTGAGCTGCGCACCGTCCGTGCGGAACAGCTTCACGGCCAGCGCGGTCTGCCCGGTCAGCTGTTCGACCCATTCGACCTTGCCCATCTTGTCGGCTTCGGTCTTGAACAGGTTGTACATGGTGCCCAGGTAAGCGCCGGTGGTTTCGGCGTCGGCCTTGGTGACCTTGGCCAGCAGGTTGCTGGAACTGGTGATGGCGGCCAACTGGCCACCGACCAGGCCCTTGATCGCGCCATCGATGACGCGGGACGAGGCCACGAACTCGGCGGCGCTGGCAGCGTAGGTGATCGAGAATTCCAGGGCTTTACTGTTCAGGGACGCCAGTGCGTCCTCGGCAGTGCCCAGGGCGCGCATGTCACCCAGCGCTCGGTTCACTTCCAGCGCCGGTTCCAGGGATTCAGTGATGGCTGTGCCCGCACCCACCATGCCAGCCAGGCCGGCGCCCATCTGGATGATGTTCTGCTGACTCTGGGCGGCAAGGTCGCTGAAACTGGTTTTCACCTTGCCCAGGGGCGCACTAACCTTGTCGGTCAGGTTCAGGATGAAAGCCAGGCGGGCGGAACGGTCAGCCATCAGGGTTATCCGTTAAAGGCAGTGGAGATGCCGTTGGCCACGGCGATCTCCATGCGTCTCCAGTGTTCGTCTTCAAGCCACTTGGCGGTGCCCATGACCTCGATCGTGGGTTCTGCGCCAGGCAGCCAGCGGTGGGTCAGGGCCAGCAGCTGGCCCAGCCCGTCTTGGGTCAAGCCTTCGGCGTGTTCGAGGACTTTTTTACGATCACTTCCACGTCCGGCGAATACTCTTCAAGCAACGCGCCGGCCAGGGTCATGGTGGTGATCGGGTTTTCCAGCAGCACTTTCAGTGCGGCCTTGTCCTCGTCCTTGACGGTGCCCATCAGCAGGTTGTGAGCCGGGGCGACCTTGTTGGCCTGGGTGGTGGCATTGAAGTACTTGGTGATGACCTGGGGGCTCAGGTTGAACGTGAATTCCTTGTCGCCACGTTCCAGGGTGATGCTGCGGTTTACTTCGCTCATGTCAGTATTTCCGTAAGGTTGAGTTGCAAAAGGTCAGGGTTGTGCCGGCGTGCGTTGCACGACCTGGCGGATGTAGTCCTGCAGGGCGAGGATCATTTGGCGGCTGCGGGCAAGCTCGTCTCGTAAGGTGAAATAAGCCGATCGAGCGTCGGCTGTGAGTTCGGCGGTTCCTGCATCAGCCAGGCTGGCGGTGCCGGCGGCACCGGATCCGGCTGGACAAGTGGCGTGGACACGCAGCCGCTCAATGCCAGCAGCGACAGCGCGCTGCAGATCGCTGTTCTTGGTAAGCGCACGGTTCAATTCCTTCGTGTGTTGGGTGTCGAGCTGGTCACGCGCTGCGAGCATCTCGCCGCTGATGCGTGCGGCTTCGCGTAAGCCATCGCGCTCGCTTACGGCGCTGTCGCGCTCCTGGACAACGGTTTCGTACCGACCAAGCGCCCAATCGACGGCAAGCCAAATGACGAGGCCGACGAACAGGGTGCGAAATAGCAGCTGCAGCGGGTTGATGGTCATTTCAGGCAAAGCCTCATTTCAGCCAGCCGGCGGTTGTGCAAGCCAAGCACGAAGGTCTTGCGGCCATCGCCACCGGTAACATAGGCCCACACCGGTGTTGTGCCGTCTGCGGACCAGGCCAGCGCCTTGCAACCCTCGGCAATGCGGCCCGCGTTGATCAGGCCCACGGCACGGCTCGCGCACGTCGTCGGCACACCGAAGTTGTGGCCATGGCTGCTCAGGGCATCGAACGTGTTTTGTCCGATCGCCTGGTTGGTCAGGCAGTCGGCCAGGCTCAGTTGCCCCTTGGCGATGACCAGGCTTTCCACCTCGGCGCAGCGCGCGTCGGACCAGAAGTCACCGACCCGCACCGGATCCGGGCTGGTGTACCGGGTGATGCCCTTGCAGACGGTGGGCAACCCGCCAGCCAGCTTGTCGGCGTACACCACGTTCTGGCCGTTGCCTTCCCAGGTGCCCAGGAACGCGGTCAATGTGCCGCTGCAGACCAGCAGGACGCCGGTAAGGATCTTGACGCGCAGGCTCATGGCTTGATCCTCCAGTCACGTAGCATCTGGCGGTATTTGGGAATCAGCAGCAGAATCTGCAGCACCATGTAAATGGCGGTCAGCATGTAGGCCACTGACGACCAGTCGACGGTCCCTGTCGCGCCCGTGGCGGCCACGCCGATGGCGGGCGATGCCTTTACCAAAGCAATGGCGGTGTCCTGAGCGACCTGATTCGTGCTCATCGGCGCTGTCCTTTTTCGGTCAGGGATTGGCAAGGCACGCAACGAGTCATGCCGCCCAGCGCCTGGCGCGCCGATGGGATCTCCTTGTCGCAGTCCTGGCAGTGGGTGAGGCTTGGCCCGCTCGCTCGCGGCTTGGCCAACTGGGCAGCAATGGCCTGGTCGCGTTGCCGCTGCTCCAGGGCCTGGGCGCGATCGAACGGGCAGACCATTACGTCAGGCCCTCGATTTCAGCAGCAGCCAGGTATGGCACGCCGTTGATCTTGATGAAGTCCGGACTGGTGACATCGAACGGCACCTTGTGGGTGTTCTTCGCGCCGCCCTTCGGATCGATGCTCAGCAGGCTGGAAACGCGGACCTTGCAACCGAACGCCTCGATGCGCAGTTCCTCTTCGCCGGCCTTGGCAAAGAACACGATGTCGAACGGCTCCAGCTCACGGAAGCTGCCGGACGCTTTCGCCTGCTCAATCAGCAGATTGAAGTTGGTGGTGTCCAGCTCCAGTTCGCCAGCTGCAGCCACATCGCCGTCGACGTGGCCGTTGGGTACGCCCTTGGTCTGGGCCACGGTGCTGTTGTCCGTGATGTCCAGGGTGCCGGCCTCGACATGAACGAGCAGATCGCCCAGGTTCACGTCGAAGTTCTTACCGCCAATTTTTGCGGCCATGGGTTACTCCGAATCCGTAACGGAAAGGTCCAGCGCGATGTTCGCGGTCAGGTCTTTCGGGCAGTTGAGGGGGCGCAGCTTGAGGTAGGCCACGACAGAGGTTTTGCTCGTCCAGGTCAGCACGATGTCGCCGTCCTTCGGCTGCTCAATCTCGCCTGGAAACACCTGGCCGGCGAACTTCGTGGACTTGGCCATCGCACGCAGCGGGGCCATCAGCTTGGACGTGGTGGTCGCCATGCTGTTGGCCGAGCTGTTCAGGGTCCGATCACCCACATAGCGGATCAGCAGGATCCGGACACGGCGCGCAGCCTTGTCCACGACGCGCAGGTTTTCGATCACCTGGAAGTCACTGCCTGGGGTGTCCAGCAGGCTGCCGTCGCCCCAGTACGTGCCGGGATAGTCCGGGTAGGTCTGCGGTACCGACAGACGCGCTGCGTCCAGTTGCGTCAGGACAGCGGTGGTCAGCGGAATACCGTCCAGATCCTTGGGCTCAGCGCCCAGCCCCACGACCGCGCCGGTGGCCACACGCATGGGGGTGTCAGCAACGCTGACGGCGGCGTTGGCCAGGCGGCCGGCGAGTACGCCGAGGTTGTTGCCGTGCAGTTGCGGTACCGGCAACACGCGAGGCGCGGCCAGGCCATCGACGACGGCTTTCTGCTCGACGACGTATGCGCTCCAGGTCTGCTGCGGAGCGATGCCGGCCGTGGCGGCCATCACGAAGATGCGTCGACCCAGCTTGTTGCTCAGATCGGTGGCGGCGACGTGCATAGCCGACAGCTCGGCCTGGGTGGTCGAGGGTTTGACGATCACGACCGCTTCGAACGAATAGGTGCGAGTCGCGCTTTCCAGCGCCTGTTGCCAGGTGACGTCGTCTCCGATCGGAGCGGCTACGCAGGCCCAGCGGTCACCGCCGTTGCTGCGCGCTGCCAAGATCTGGGTTTTCAGGTCGCTGTCCGGAACGCCCAGCTGGACGTCCAGATCGCTCTGGGTGTCCAGCGGGACCAGCTTGCCGACGTTTTTGGCAGCGGGACCGATGAACAGGAAATAGCGTTCGATCTCGGTCACGGCACCTTGGCCGAGGTTGAGATTGTTTACGCTGACTTTGCCGAGTGCCATAAAGCGGTGCCTCGTTAGCGGGGTGAAGTTAGGATTTGTTGCAGCACCAGGTTCACCAGCTGGCTGGTTTCGCTGTCGCTGGCACCGAGGAACTGACGCGCAGGCAGCTTGATGTCCCAGCTTTGCGCACCCGTGGATTCGGCTCGTTCGTCGTCCAGGACGCGGATCAGCAATCCCGCCCTGGCGTAGTTCAGGTGTTGCTGGATCCACGCCACGGATGGGCGGGTCAGGGTCTTTTTGCCTTCCTGGCGGGTCTTGAAACCCAGACGGCGCAGGCGCTTGGCCTGCTTTTCGGTGGCGGCGGTGCCCTCGGGCACCTTGTTCCACTGGCGCATCTGCGCGGCGGTACGTCGCTCGGACACCCCGTTGTGTTGCTGGGAAGCAACCCAACGGGTCAGGGTGTTGCGCCAGCCCAGTTCGGCCTCGTTACCGGTCAGCCGGGTGACATCGAGCAGCTTGCCCAGACCCGCTTCCATCTTCTTTTTGCCCTTGGACGTGTCCTTGCGGGCGTCGAACGGGGTGCCGTCCAGGTTCTGCTGATTGCGGATCCGCTGCCTGCTCAGGCTGCGCACGCGCTTGGCGACGTTGTTCAGCAGCCGCTTACGCTTGGGCGTTGGCAGTTCCAAGAGGGCCAGCAGATCCTGGGCATCGAGCATGCCGCGAATGTCCAGATCGAACGTGCTACGCGCCATGGCTGGTCACCTCGCCCGACTCGGCCACCCACAGTTCGAAGGGCACAAACGACCAGGTCTTGCCGTAGGCCTCGATTTCGCCGGTCAGATCCTCGGCCAGGTACTGGGCCTCGGTGAACTGCAGCTTGATGTCGACGTCAGCCAGGTCGTTGTCGAGCATGGTCACGTCGAACACCACGTTGGGCAGGCCGTCGCGGTCCTGATCGTGGGTTTCCAGCCAACTGCCCACCAGGGCGAACAGGCGCGCCGGGTGATCCGCGAACCGCTCGATCGTGATGGTCGCGCCATAGTTCATGTCACCCATGTGCATACCGTCGGTGTCGGGCTTCCAGATCAGCTCGACCTGCACCTGGTCGGTCCAGCTGTCGAGCTGCTCCGGGGCGACCAACTGGCGATCGAGCAGGTAGGCGGTCAACGCCTTGAGCTTGATCACAGCAGTGCCACCGTGATGCGGCCACGGCCCTGCAGCGACCGAACGGCAGCCTGGCTGAAGGCCAGGAACGTTTCCGAACGCTCGGGCAGCTCTTTGCCAATGTTTTCAGCGCTTTCGCGGCGATTGACGGTGGCGAACTGGGTCAGCAGGCTGGCTTTGGCCCGGCTGTAAACGGCACGTTTGTACGTGGCCGCCTGAAAGGTGCGCTCTGGCAGGACGATGGTGTCTGCGGATTCAACGTTGGACACGCCAGCGGCCTGCCATCGCGCTTTAAGCTTGGCCAGGTCGGTGTTCACCTCGACCATGGCCATGGTCAGATCAGCCGTCAGCATCTCGACCAGGTATTCCGCCGGCAGGCGGTAACCCTTTTGAAACTCGGATACGGACAAGTCGGGCCAAAAGCCGTCGTTCTCGATCCGTTCGTCCACCAGCACCGTGGGTTTTCCGGAAAAGCTCA